TTCTACCATCTGCAAAAGCCATTTCAGTACCTAATGGAAGTCTTTGTTTGGAAGTTGTTTGTTTCTCCCACCCATAAGCTCCGCCTATTGTTTTTGGAAAAGACATTATCTTTCCTCCTTATTAATTTTACGGGTATCTTATACACCCCGCCTTTAACCGATTGTTAAAAAGTCGTATAAGCTCGGTCAAAGATTACACTCATACTAAAAGGAGGAGTTAAGAAGTTTTTGATTCCTTCTTAACTTCCTCTGCTTTTTCTTGTTTGGGTTTGCATACACACTTGTCACCTTTAGCTTCAAGCCTGCATTTGCCATCCCATTCTATTGGAAACAAACCAATGTTTCCTCTTCTTTGCTGTGTGGCTGCATCGCTTGGTTGATTCGGATATTCTGATCCACAAGGTTTTGCTAAACCTCCTCCAACATAAAACTTAGGAACATGACTATAGTACGAAGTTTTACTTTGCCATTCAGGTAATAATCCTTCAAATTTATCTACACCCATATCTTTCCTTTGTTTATTAATGTTGTCTCTGGTTTCTTTGCCTTGCTTTCCATAATAATGATTAACCAATTAATACCTCCATTTTTATTTATTAAGCTCCATGTGCTGGAACTGAAGCATCGTATTCTAAGCCTGCTCCTTTGGTGTCATCTAATTCAAAAACACCATAGTCTGAAGTAATAATTATTTCAGTGGCTCTCATTGACGCATCGCGTTGCTTCTCTGTTCTAGTTTCTACTGAATTAAGCACTGCCATGGCTGATTTGTCAGCTATTACACCAACTACATCATCGTCAGCAGGAATAGTTAAGTTCCCGTCTTCAAAGATTGGAACATTGTTTAATGGTCTTATCCCACTCCAAAAATTCCCAAGCAAGTCTTCAGACCAACCATGTGGAATTGCATATTGTGATGAAGTTACCGCTGCTGATGCA